TCCGCCCATCAAACTACCTCCCAAGCTTGTGTAATTCCAGTGCGAAAAGTCGCGGCCTGTTGTGGGAAAAGGATTTTTGAAAACGAACCATAACTAATTGAAATTAGTCCATTTGTCGCATTAGCGTTGCGAATGCAGAACATGACAACGCCAGGATGATCGCCCGCCACTCCCATAATATTTTTGTCTGATGCGGGGTTTGGAAGTGTGATGTTTGCTGTTGCATTGATTTGCCGTGGAGAAGCCCATGTTAAGGTTGTTTCTGCGGTAGTAAGTCCATCATCTATTGTCGGGTTGTCGATTTCGGCCAGCCAATCTCCGGCTTTTGCATCCGCGGGGAATACCGTGTCAGTGAAGCATTGAACAACTCCCTCAACAATCGTCTGGTCGGAATAGATTACTTTACCATCTGCTATTTCGCTGAAATCAATACCGTCATCTGTCAACATGATTCTGCGTAAGGCTCCCGTGACAGAGTGCATGTAATCAAAATACAGGCCAGTTGCTCCTTTGTAGATGAACCCCTTTGCGTTGTTTTCTGTTCCTGTTCCAGCCCCGAGAACGATTTTGGGTAGGTAGTATCCTGTCGTTTCATCGTATTCGTGATAAATGGATAACTTCACAAATCCGATTCCGTCAGGCCCATTATAGACAAAACGCATAACAGGATAAGCCGTTTCTGTTTCGGTGATGCCAGTGCCAATGCTGTCTGCGTCAAGCCAATACAGCAACGCACCGCTTCGTCCCGTGACTTGTATTTCGCCGGGATCCAGCGGTTCAGGAATTTGTGCATCATACCAATCCAGGTGTTGGTCATTGCCACGGAAGTATCCAACCGGCGCAAGACGGAGCGGATCGGTTGATGGGAGCAGATACCGCTTAACCATGTCCGACGTGTCGATGCTGTCCACTGTCAAGTCCGCAATGTACCCCTTTTGCGCAGTAAGGGTATTTGTAATAATCGTGTTCGATACGATGGTATTTGCTTCTATGTAGTTTGCAATGATGGTGTTTATGTATGCCGTATCTACTTCAAGATTTTTTAACTTCGTGATATTCGCATCAAGTTCCGTAACATTTGTTGAATCAAGTGTCTGCAACGCATTCGCCAAGTCGCGCATCAAGCGGACATAGGAATCCTCCAACGCAGAATAGGCCGTAACCAGCCATTGAATCTTCTCTTTGTCATTTGCTCCCGTGGGAACCCCGGCAATGCCAGGGACAGAACCAAGTTTCACGTCAGCCATCTTCACCCATCCAATACTCCACCTGGATACCCTTGAACGTGTATTCTCCGGTTCCGGTGAGTTTCAGCGTCACCTTGTCTGCCGGTGTAAGCGGAATGTTTGTGATGTATACCTTTTCACCAACGGTGCTGAAGGATGCCGCCTCGACAAATGAACCACCATCCAGCTTGTAATACAGCTTTGCCGTGGATGATGTTGCCAAGTCGATAATGATACGAACCTTGTTCATACCCTTGGTGTTGAAGGCATCTGCCGTGAATGGTTTGGTGGTGAAACTCCATGCAATACCTGATTCCGTTCCACTGTTTGCCTTGACAATCTTCCCGTCACTGGCTAATCCAATGCACTTCCCACCAAGCTTCGTCATCTGCAGCATCTGAATGGTGTCTTCCTGCGCCCATGCACCTGTCAGGGTGTCATATACGAACATGGTCCATGTGGATGCGCCTGTCTTCAGGTTGGCATAAAGAAATCTGTCATCCGCACCCAATACGGCATCAGTGTAGGTCACGTTCAGAACCTCGCTGATTGGCCTTGGAAGCCCTCCCGAATAGGAATAGATATACTGCGACCCAACGAAGTACAGGACAAGCCCGACCTCGACAATGGCATTATTCCCGATGCAGCCTACCTTGTTCACGCGCTGAATGTTGTAAGGTGGGTTCACGTTGTACAGTTCGTACATGTAGTTCTGTTTGAACAGGATGACATGGTTCTGATAGGACACGATACCGGTGAAGGATCCACCCTCAGTATCCCAATCGATTGCGTATGAATTCTGCGCATCAGGTGGATAAAAGAACTGCCAGGACAATCCGTTACCCAATGCACACGCAACGATGGTGGAATTGAACACACCGAATATCCTGTTGTTGTGGGTACAGGCATAAACGATTGCAGGGATTTCCACGGTAGGAGCAGGGCTGACATCTGGGTCTGTTTCTGCTGGTGATGCTGCCACCATTGTTGCGAAGGTGTCCGTCAGATAATCGTATGATACCGTGTCTGGGAAGATGAACAGTTTCTGATTCAGGTCAGCATATGACTTCATGGAAGCCGTCACGGTTCCTTCGGTTGAATTGTCATATTTGAAGTTTGTGCCGTCTACCCACGCCAGCTTCGTCCCTGCGCTCGTCAATGACTTCGGGGTAGTCAGTGTGTATAGCGTTTCTCTCGATGGCCTACAGGACAAAGCAGGAGCGTTCTTCCATGATATGTTGGAAGCATCACTCAGTTCATCGTCCGATATCATGGTCATCTTGTTCAGCCGTCTGAAGGTGAACAGCTTCTGTTTGAACTTGCCTTTAGTTGGTGTCAAAATCGGAAGTCTCATAATTACCCCAACCTCCGTCCATGATGACAATTTCAACCGGCTTGATTCCCATGCGCGACAGATACCATTCCTGATAATCGGCCTGGCGTGAATTGAACAGGCTGATGTAATTCCCGTAGTCACCGAATTCCTTGCGGACAATACTGATCTGTGCCATCAGATAGTACCGGTAGATGTCCTGGAACCGCTTCGGAAGTGTCAGTTCGCTTGCCAGACCGGATTCATCCGCAACCTTGTCAGTGGGCTTGACGATGTACACCATCTTGATGCGCGGGTTCTGGATGGTGATGGCTGCAGCTTCTGCCTGTGCGGTGAACGTGGACGGGTTGAATGTCATAACCTTGTCCGCAACGGAAACCAGCGTGGCATATTTGTTGTTCCCGGTTGCAAGCAAAGAACCGGAAGCCTTGATGGTATCCCCAATGCAGAACCCGACAAAATCATCACCCGTTGTGGTGATCGTGTTGGTTCCGAATGTGACCTCATTTGCTCCTGAAACATACGAAACGTCACTCACTGTCGGGATAGGACGCAGTTCAATCTTGCCGTTGTCCTCATAGTAGACTCGATTCACCACACCGCCACGGGTGAGCGTCCGAAGGTCTGCCGGTTTGTATGCGAATCCATTGACGGATATACTCTCGATGTCCTCAAACTCTACGCCAGAGGGGAACGCAATATTGCTGACGTTCGCCGTCCTCTGGTAGTATGCCGCAAGGAAGTTCTTCTCTGCGTCAGGGTATACGTTCCGGTCAACCTCATTTATCCATGCAACCACTTCCGCATTGGTGTGCGTGTGCGGGAACTTGGCTACCAAATCAGCAATGAAGGCAGATACAGTCATGTTCAGCACCTCCTGTCACGCTAATTGTATAAAAAGAGGGGGAGCGCAATCGGTACGCTTCCCCCTTCTTTCATGTATCATGTGTGGTTCTGGTTACAGCCACTCCATCAGGACGGACAAAGATGCCCCGGCATAGGACGTACCAGTGGCAGCGGTGAGGATCAATCCCATGGTATCCCCAGCTGCAAACGTTGCCACTGCCGTAGTGACTGCCGCCTGTGTGACTCCCGTCAATGCGGTGCTGGTCATGTTGAAACCAGTACCCAGCAGCAAGTCTCCCGCTGTAGTAGCCTTGGTTGCAATCATCTTTTCGAGGTTCAGCGTCCCTGCATTGCTGGATACAGTGATGTGCCTTTCGGTTGCACTGATAATCTTACAAGCCGCAGGAGCCACCCAGAAGGGTTTAGCCACGTCTGCCAATGCAAAGTTCGGATAGGAAATAACGAACCTTGAACCACTAATTGTTGCCCCTGCTGCCACACCCGCCATCTTGTTCAGGTCTGCAGCAGACGCGCTTACCGCAACTTCTGCGTCCTGCGCACCAATCTTCAGACCGCCCACCGCGACCTTGATACCGTCCTTGAATCTTGTTCCAGCCATTGTTGACATCCCCTTTCAATATGAGGACAGGGGGCCGTAGCCCCCCATCAACAAGAGTGTGTGTTTATCCGACAAAGTTACCGTAAATCCAATCCCAATGGTCCCAGCCGTACGAGAACATGGAAACGACTTTGAAGCGCATGGTCTCGGTATCGAAGTCTCCATCGGACTCCAGGGCCGCCTTCCTGGCGTTGTACCAGTTAAGGTACAGCTTCATGCGCTGGCTGTCAGCAAGGAACCATGTCTTCCCAGTGATACGCGGGTTGTACATGTAGGTCAGTTCGTCGGCCCAGGTGTTCATGTCGTTCTCGGCAGAGAAGGGTTCCTTGTCCGATCCGACAATCTTCTTGGCCTTGTCGCGGTAGTAGTTACCGCAGATGATGAGGTTCGGGGTAACGCCAACGATGTCCCCACGGTCATCCTTGAAATCGCACATGGCGTTGAACACGGTGTTCATGTTCGCCGGGGTCAAGTCAAGTGCGCCAAGGTTGGACTGCACGGTGGCATCACTGGGGCTGTACGGGTGAGAAGCGGAGCAGAGTGCCACAGAGTCAGG